GAGCAAAGCGCGCCCTCACACTTCCGCTACAAACACTAAGGGACTGAATATGGCCGATGTCGCCACCCCGGCAGCCTGTACCATTGTCGGATTCGCCGGGGTTGCTGTGGCAAGCTGTATGCCTCAGATCGACCTGAACGCGGTTGTGTGCTCATTCGTGGGCGCGTTAATCTTTGTCCTGTGGGCCAAGGAACTGAGTACCCCGCAGCGGGTCGGATACTTGCTAGCTGGATGGGTTGGCGGGTACTACGCTGCGGCTGAAGTGCTTGCTCAGGCCTGGACCAAAACCAGCGGCATCGCCGCGTTTGGATGCAGCCTGATCACCGTATTGGTTAGCATCAGCGTCCTTGAAACTTTCAGCACCGGGAAGCTCCCTAAGTGGCTCACAGAACTACCCGCCGCTATCGGAAAGCTCCGGAGAGGTGAATGATGAGTCTTTCTCATGCCCATACACTGCTGTACGCCATGTTGTGCGGCAGCCTTTGCTTCGTTGTGGCTTTCATGTACCAGCGCAATGGCGCCAAGTACAAGCTGTTCCCGAGCGTCACGGCCTTCTGCATTGCCGCTATCGCCGGCGCGGAGTGGATCGAGGTCATGGGGTCTATCATCCTGTACAAGCAATGGCCCTCAATATCCCCGGTCGTTACCATCTTTTTATCCATGTTGCTTATCCTGGCTGTCAAAGAGCGCGGCAATGTCGCCCGCATCATTGACCGCCTACTGTTCGTGCGCGCCACAAACTGAGACGAATCGGTTTCGTGGTGCGAAAAACCAACCCTTGGCGGAGTTATGTTTATGAAACGTTTTGCAGTATCGGCATTGATTGTCGCAGCCTGGTGCCAGCCGGTAATGGCCGGCAAGATCCCCGACAACATCGACCACCAGCCCGAGAAGTTCTGTCTGATCGTCGGCGCGATGTCGAACATCATCATGGCGCGGCGCAACCTCGGCGAGCCCATCGAATACCTGTACGAAGAAGCCAGCCAAATCGAACAGAAGCAGCTTCGCACCTACATGCTCGAAACCGTCACCATGACCACCTGGTATCCGCTGCAAACCAACGCAAGATGGTTCAGCCAGTGGAACTACAACCGGTGCATGGAAGCGATGAAATGAGCTGCGAAACCGATAAGGCCGCGCACCATCTGATTTGGGTATGGTTCCAGTACGCCGGGCGCAGGGAAGAAGATGGAAGAGTCTATCTTGAGCACCAATGTATGAGCGCGGGCGAAGGTGCCGCCGAGTGGCTCGAAGATCGAGGGTACGCCCAGGAAGAAGGATGGGGCTGCTACCTAACTCAGAAAGGAATTTCTGTCATGGATGATGAGAGCCTTGATTAATGTCCAGGCTATGAAGGATTGACCATAAGGAATCGCAGTATGGCTCTCACGCCAAAACAGGAAAGCTTCTGCCTTGCGTACTTGGAGACGGGTAACGCGAGCGAGGCTTATCGACTTGCATACGCTGCTGGCAAGATGAAGCCAGAGACGATAAACCGCACTGCGAAAGAGTTACTTGATAACCCCAAGATTGCCGCAAGGCTTGAAGAACTGACCAGGGCCGCCACGTCCAAGGCTGTAATGACCCGTCAGCGAGCCCTTGAGCGCCTCAGCTTGATTGCCGAGACTTCCATTACGGATATCCTTGAGTTCGACCAGCAAGAGCTTGACGGGCCTGATGGGCCTGTTCGCGAAACCATCTGGCGAATGAAGGACAGCGCAGAGATTCCCGATATCGCCGCCGCGACCATCAAGTCAGTGACCATGACCAAGTTCGGGCCGAAGATTGAGATGTACGATCGGTTGTCGGCTATCCAGCAGCTGGCCAAGATGCAGGGCTGGGAGTCGGCGAACAAGATTGACCTGACCAGTAGCGACGGAAGCCTGTCAGCGCTGCCTACTCGAATCGAGATCGTGGCTCCGTCGATGGCTGGAACGGAGACCAAGTGACCGCCGTACAGGTAGAGATCCCGCCAAAGCTGATACCAGTGCTCACAGCGCCGGGTAAGCGTTACCGCTACGCCTACGGCGGCAGGGGGAGCGGCAAGACCCGAACCTTTGCTCTGATGACCGCTATCCGCGCTATGCAGTTTGCCCAAGCCGGTATCAGCGGGATCATCCTGTGCGGTCGCGAGCACATGAACTCGCTGGAAGAGTCGAGCATGGAAGAGGTCAAGCAGGCCATCCGCTCTTACCCTTGGCTCAATGCGTTCTTCGATATCGGCGAGAAGTACGTGCGGACCAAATGCGGGAAGGTCGGCTACTCATTCACGGGGCTGCGACACAACCTTGACAGCGTGAAGTCAAAGGCCCGCGTCCTCATTGCCTGGATCGATGAGGCGGAATCAATCTCTGACATCGCCTGGAAAAAGCTAAACCCGACAGTTCGGGCCGATGACTCTGAGATCTGGGTGACGTGGAACCCGGAGAACGAGGGAAGTCCGACAGACCTGAGATTCAGGAAAGCCGATCTAGGTGATGATGGTGTCGGCGTCGAAATGCAGTTCTACGATAACCCCTGGTTCCCTGGTGTTCTCGAAATTGAGCGCCAGCGCGACCTTCGCAACTTGCCGCATGAGGAATACTGCTGGATCTGGGAAGGCGCGTATCGCCAACTCAGCGAGGCGCAAATTTTCAGAGGCAAGTATGCTGTCCAGGACTTCGAGCCAGGCATTAAATGGCAAGGGCCTTATTACGGCCTGGACTTCGGGTTTGCGAACGACCCTACCGCAGCGGTCAAGCTGTGGATCAACGAAGGAAAGCTCTACGTCGAATACGAGGCGTACCAGATCGGTCTGGAGATTGACCACACCGCCGACCATATCCGCAAGGCTGTGCCTGATATCGAGAAGCACGCTTGCCGCGCTGACAACGCCCGCCCGGAAACGATCAGCTACCTAAAGCGCAAGGGCCTGCCACGCATCAAGGCTGCCGAGAAAGGCAAGGGGAGCGTCGAGGATGGGATTGAATACATCAGGTCGTTTGACCAAGTGATTATTCATCCGCGCTGCAAAAACACGGCGAAAGAATTTAGACTGTATAGTTACAAGGTGGACAAGCATACCGAGGACATTATGCCGGTGCCTGTCGATGACCATAACCACGCTATTGACGCCATGCGCTACGCACTTGAACCCGCAATGAAGCGTCGTGGCCTCAATATCAGCGCAGAGAATCAATCAAGATGATCGATCTACTTGGCCGCAAGCGCCGCCGCAAAGAAGCTGAGCTGAAAGAGCGCGAGCTTGAGTTGGCCGAGAAGCAGGCCGATATCGAGGACCGCAAGCTGAAGCAGCAGCGTACCATCATCCGCATGATGCAGGACGAGCAGGTCCGCAATGCGAAGAATGATGCGCCGGTCATGCTGGCCGCTCCCGATCTGATGCCCTCCGTGGTCCCTTCCGGCGAAAAGCCGGCCGTGGCCATGGATAGCTGCCAGTCGATCTACGAATATGCCTCCATCGGCATTCCGAACTTCTACGGCACCTTCCCAGGCTATCCAGTCCTGGCCGCCATGAGCCAGTCGAGTGACTATCGCGCCGTGGCCGAGACGACCGCCACCGAGATGACCCGCGAGTGGGGCCGCTTCAAGATCGATGACCCGGACGCCGACAGCGGTTCAGACCTGACCGATGCCCAGCTTGAAGCCTTCAAGATGCAGGAGGAAGAGAAAGCCTCGGCGCGCCAGAACAAAATCAACCAGATCAACGACGCCTTCGAGCAGTACGGCGTGCGCGACCTGATCCGCCGCGCTGTCGAGGTTGAGCTGGGCATGGGCCGCGCCCAGATCTACATCAAGCTGAATCACCTGGACGACAAGCTGCCCTTCCTGATGGATAAGGTCAGCGTGAAAAAGGGGGATCTGAAAGGGTTCCGCCTGATCGAACCGATGTGGTCCACCCCGAGCGTGTACAACGCCAACGACCCGACCGAGGCTGACTTCTACGTTCCGACCAAGTGGTACGTGCTGGGCAAGGAGGTTCATGCCGACCGCCTGATGACGCTGGTCATGCGCCCAGTCCCGGACATCCTGAAGCCTGCCTACAACTTCGGCGGCATCTCGATGTTCCAGCTGATGAAGCCCTACGTTGAACGCTACCAGCGCACCGCCGACAGCGTGGCCCAGATCGTCCAGGCGTTTAGCCTGACCATCCTTTCGTGCGATATGAGCGGAATTCTCACCGGCGGCGAGAGTGACGCCAACCTGTGGCTCCGCGCCGGGATCTTCAACCGCTTCCGCGAGAACAGCGGCATGATGCTGCTCGACAAGGAAAGCGAAGAGATCGACCAGATCAACACGCCGCTAACCAGCCTACCCGAGTTGCTGACCAAGGCGCAGGAGCAGATGGCCGGGCCTAGCCACACGCCATTGGTGAAATTGACCGGTGCCACGCCTGCCGGTCTAAACGCAAGCAGCGACGGCGAGATCAGGGTCTACTATGACTACCTGATGGCGCAGAACGAGGCGCACGTCCGCCCGGTCATCAAGACCTTCTCCGACCTGATTCAGTTGGATCTGTTCGGCGAGATCGACCCGACCATTAAGTGGGAATTCAACCCGCTGTATCAGCTCAACGCGAAAGAGCTGGCTGAGGTTCAGGACATAAACGGGCGGAATGCCAAGCAACTGGTAGAGGGCCGCATCGTATCGCCGCAGGAGGCTCGGAAGGCGCTGTCGAAGGATGAGCAAAGTCCGTTCAACGGGATTGACGTTGATGATGTGCCGGAGGGTCAGGGCATGGATGATTCGTTTGATGGAGGTTCTGATTCGGGCCTTGAGCCGTGAAAGCCATCAAGCGTAAGCGCGTAGTTCTGCCTGACTTCTCCCCGAACATGGGGGTTCGGGCAGCCTACCGCGCCGAACTTAGCAAGCTCCTGCGCAGTGCGCGTAACGAGGTCATGCAGGCGGTCGCCCACAACTGGCAGGCGCCTCAGCCTGTGGCCATGGACGCGGCGCGGGACATCCTCGGGCGCGTGATTGACGCCATCATTGCCAAGTGGATGACCAGCCTGAACGACTTGCCGCAGAAGATGGCGCGCCGATTCGTTGGGCAGACGGCTGGCGCGCTGGATCGCGGATTGGGTGCCACGCTCAAGAATTCTGGATTCGCCGTAAATCTGCAGCTCACGCCGGTTACCAAGGAGGCCATGCGCGCCTCTGTCGGCGTCAACGTCGGGTTGATTAAGTCGATCCCTGGCGAGTACCTAGGCGACGTGCAGAAA